TTACTAGATGGATTACGAGGAAAATTAAGAAAATTAAATTTATTAAAAAATAAACATATACCTATTAATTATATATTATCTAATAAAAAGCAACGTTTTGAATTGCTTCAAGGATTAATGGATACTGATGGATATGTTGATAAAAGAGGTATTTGTGAGTTTGCACAAAAAAGTGGAAAATTAGGAAAAGATGTTTATATTCTGTTGCGTACATTGGGTTTTAAGCCAACTATAAATGAATATGATATGAAATTATATGGTAAAGTTGTTGGCAAAAAACAACGGATTTGTTTTACTCCAAAAAAAGAAGATGTAATTTTTAAATTAGAGAGGAAACAAAAAAGAATAAAAAATAAAAATAAAAAAGATAAAGATGTTAAATATAAATTTTTTATTTCTAATATTGAACCATTTAAAAAAGTTTTAGGCAATTGTATTACTGTTGAGGGTGGGATGTATTTGGATGGTGAATCATTAATCCCAACTCACAATAGTTTACACACAACTATTCATTTCCCTGCTTTTTTTCTTGAAAAATTTCCCGAAAAATCTGTTATGATTGCAGCTTATAATAGAGATTTTGCTAATGATTTTTCTAGATATGTTAGGAGATTAGTTGCTCCTCGAATGGAAATTTCTCAGGAGCGCAGTAGTGTAGGACATTGGGAATTGGCTAACTCAATTGGTTCCTTAAGATCGTTTGGGATTAAATCAGGTGCTACTGGTAAAGGAGCACATCTGTTTGTAATTGATGATCCTATTTCCGGTTACGAAGAGGCTTATAGTCAGGCGTATCGTGATAAAATATGGCGAACTTATTCCATGGATTTAAAAACTCGTCTAATGCCAGAGGGTACTTCAATTATTTTAATTCAAACAGTATGGCATTATGATGATCTTTCAAATCGTATTCGTAATAGTTATGAAGGAAAAGATTGGATTGTTTTAAAATTTCCTGCTCTTGCAGAAGAGGATGATATTTTAGGAAGAAAAATAGGTGAAACTTTGTGGGAAGATAAATATCCTCGGGAAATGCTTTTAAAATTTAAAAAAAATGATCCCATTGCTTTCGCTTCTCTTTATCAACAATTACCAGAAATTGAAGGGGGTAATATATTTAAAAGGGAAGACTGGCGATTTTATAAATTAAACGAACATCCTACTCTTGATTTTATAATTCAAAGTATTGATACAGCGTCAAAAAAAGGTGAGGAAAATGATTATTCTGTTTGTACAACTTGGGGCGTAAGTCAACAAAATATTTATCTTCTTGACATGTGGCGCGATAAAGTTTCCTATCCTGAATTAAAACAAAGATTAGTATATCTTGCAGAAAAGCATAGACCGCATCAAATTCTTATTGAGGATACATCAGCAGGTACAGCAGTTATTCAAGAGTTACAATTCACAACACATTTACCTATCCAAGCTATAAAACCAACAGGTAGTAAAGAGGCACGGGCTCATGCTTGTTCTTCGATAGTTTCAAGTGGTAAAGTATTTTTACCTAACGACTCAACCTTTTATCTTGATTTTATTGATGAAATGGGATATTTTCCCAGGGGTAAACATGATGATATAGTCGATAGTACAACTATGGCTTTGAATTATATACCTTATACATGTGGGAATGATAAGTTAATTGAATTAATTTAGTAATTTAAAATGTTGCAAAAAGCAAAAAATTTCTTTATTCGTGGAAAAAAGACAAATAACACAAGTTATCCTCAATCTTTACAATTATTTCCAACTGGCGATAAACCAATAATTTATGCAAACGAAGCTATATTATATTATTTGGAATGCGCACCAGTTCATACAGCTATTGATAAAATAACTAAAGAATTTTCCTCAATACCTATCCGTATTTATGATAAAAAACAAGAGAAATATATCGATGATCATCCAAGTTTAGAATTATTGCATTCTCCTGACGGTGATATTACATACAAAGAATTTGCTGGGCAATTAGCGAAATTTTATTATATTACAGGAAACACCTATCTTCGTGCTGTCGGTTTTATCGAAAATCCTCCAAAAGAGTTAAGGATAGCTCCTTCGCAAGCCGTTACAATAAATGTTGGTTTTGATGCTTATCCATTTTCAATTACATCCAGAATTTTATCTTTGATGGATACATTTTTACGGACAGAAGTTGACTATAACGGTCGGCCTAGTTATCGCTATTATGCTAATGAATTCAAAGAATTGTGGCATATTAAAACTTTTAATCCGGCGAATAATAGTATGATGGCTTATGGGATTTCACCTTTCAATGCTGTTTTTTATGAAATTAGACAATATATTGAATCTGCAAAATATAACTTAAGCGCATTGCAAAGAAGCTCAAGAATAAGCGGTATTTTTAAAGTTAAAGAAAGAATTTTAACTGCTGATCAACGTGCCGCAATGAAGCAAGAAATTAATTATGGTATTGAAGGTTCTAATAATGCAGGACGTAATTTATTGTTAGATCGTGATATTGATTTCCAAGATTTAATAACAAATTCTCGTGATATGGATTATTCAATAATGAAAAAGCAAGTCACAGAAGCTATATATAACGCTCTTGATATTCCGTTACCGATCATAAGTGCAGATCATATGACATTAGCAAATTTTGAAGGCGCTAAAGTTTTCTTATATCAAAATGCTGTTATTCCGTTAGCGAAAAGATTATTTGAAGAACTTACAAATTTTCTAATGCCTAGGTACAAAAATAGTGAAAACATGATTTTCACTTTCAACGAAGAAGATATACCAGCTCTTGAACCAAAAAGAAATGAACAAACCAACTTGATGAAAGAAGCTGGTATTTTTACTATTAATGAGCTTAGACGTCGTTATGCAGCAGAACCTGTCGAAGGTGGAAATAGTGTTTATGGTCAAGCTACAATGTTTCCTTTAGCTAATGATGTTTCAGGTACATTCCAAGTAGGGGAACTTGATGATGATGATGAAGATGAAGAAGAAAATAATAACGAAACTGATAACGAACAAATAGACGCTAGCGATAATGATTTCGACGATTTGGAAAATAATAATGATCCAGATGAAGACCAAAACGAAAATTCAAATAATAAGCCTGATAAAAATAAATTCATGGAAATTTTAAAAAGGCAAGTAAATAAAGATGGAACTCGTAGATTTACTGATGAAACTATAGAAGAAATTGCTGGGAAGTATTATGACAATCCCTAGTCGATTATTGCCTTCCATGAACCGTCAAGCAGCTCTTAATTATGCTGAAAAATTAAAATTAGAACATTCATTGCGCATAAAAATTAATAAAATGTTACGTGGTGTTGATAAAGATTTTAGATTGCAATATACTAAAAATGGCATAGTACTTAATCCTTATGATTTTCAAGATGATTTAGAAACTATGTTGCGATCTCATCACATTAAAGTCGCTAATATTTTCTCTGATCAATTACGTGCAAGATATGGTGATCCAGCTAATAATAAAAATGTGCAAGTTAAATTAGAAGCTAATATTAAAGGTTTTGCAGCTCAACGAGCACACTTAATTAGTCACACAATTCTTGATACCACAAGAGAACATATTGAAAAAGCTATTAGCGATGCTTATGTAACAGCGGCTTTAAATAATATCCCTATTAGCAATAGAAACATTGGCCGATTGGCAAGTCAAAATTTAAGAGATAAAATAGTTGGTCGTAGTAATACAATTGCAACAACCGAAACTCAAGTTGCAGCAGAAACAGGAAAAGATTTAGAACATGATACAATGGTTGATCTTGACTCGGATATTGACGGTGTTCCAATTAGTGAAAAACAATCAATGAAAATGTGGATTACGGTTTTAGATGATCATACGAGAGAATGGCACGCCGAGGCTGATTCGCAAGTGGTTCCTACTGATCAGCCATTTATAGTCAATGGCGAAGAATTAATGCAACCTGGTGATGATAGTATGGGAGCAAGTGTAGATAATCTTATAAATTGTCGATGTGATGCAGGAAGAGTTTTTACTTAAAAATCTATCTATAAGATATACTAGGAAATTCTAAAAAATTATTCCCACCAATGATAATTGTTGCGGTTGTTGTTCCGTCGCCTGCGATATCCGAAGTTCATGTTTTACCCCCTTTATTCAATAATGTCTATAATATCATCTTCACGGAAGAGCAAATTCGTCTTTTTCATTAGTCATATTTTCATTTCCATTCTTCCATTGGATTTTTAGTTAATTAATCTTTTTAGGCTTTATCTTTTTTGCTTTAGATTTTTTTATTTGTTGTTTGCGTTCTTTTTCTTTTGATACTAAAAAATTTGTAGCATCTCCTAATTTACTGCCTGTGAAAGCACATGCAAGTAAAAATAAAATAACTATTATAC